GACTGAGGGGGTGGGGGGTCGCTACTAATACCCTCTCCCAACTTTATATAAAATTTTAATATTGCCTTTAGTACGTGTAACGAAGTTAACGTGATGAGTTAAATTCATGACAGAAGAAGTAGTGGTGGCTGGAGAAGTGATTGCGGAACCTGAGCTTATTCCGAAGGGTCTTGAGGCCAACACGAAGAGGCGTTTTGATTTACTCTATGGGGCGCAAAAGCATCCTGAGCTTCGTGGGATTCAGGTTAAGATGTGCGCGAATGATATTCTGTACTGGGTTAATTTGTTTTGTGCGACGTATGATCCCCGCAAGAATCCATCAACGATTCCATTCATAACGTATCCCTACGAAGATAAGCTGCTTCTTGATCTCGTGGAGTCGATTCAGACGCAGAAGGATATCCTAATTGAGAAGTCACGTGACATGGGTGTGACGTGGTGTGTGGTTCTGGCGTTTACGTGGTTTTGGTGCTTTAAAGGTGAGGGCTATGACTTCCTTGTGGGTTCTCGCAAGGAGCAGTACATCGATCAGATTGGGAACATGGACACGATCATGGAGAAGATTAGGTTCCTTGTGCGCAACATGCCAGCGTGGATGAGGCCAAAGGGGTTTGATGCGAAGAATCACAGTAATTATTTGAAGATTATTAATCCTTCTACTGGTGCAACGATTACGGGAGAGGCCACGAATAATAACTTCTCTCGGTCTGGGCGAAGAAGGGCCATTTTCTTTGATGAGTTTGCATTTTGGGAATGTGATCAGCAGGCGTGGCGAGCATCAGCAGACGCAAGTAATTGCCGAATCGTGGTGAGTACGCCGTATGGGTTAAACAATCAATTTGCGAAGCTGAGACATAGTGGAAGTATCCGTGTTGAGACACTGCACTGGACTCTTCATCCTGAGAAGGATCGTACATGGTATGAGAATGAGTGTAAGAGGCGTAACCATGATGCGGTTGAGATTGCACAGGAGCTTGACATTAACTATGAGGGGTCAGAAGAGGGGGTGCTGTTTGATTTCTCATCGCTTAAAGCCGCTGTTCACAATGATCCTGGGATGAGCAAGGATCGCATCGTGGTGGTGTGCGATCCGGCTGGAGAAGGCGAGGACGAGGCGGTCTTCTACGTCAGTAATAATGGAACGATTGTGGAACGCAAGTTCATTGCGAAGTCGAATGATCCACAACTTGCGGCAGAGGCCGTACTTCTCATCACGAAGTGGAAGGCCCAGGTCTTTGAGGCAGATTCGATTGGCAACAGCGTGTGCGATCTCGTGACGCAATTACTTGGGAAGAACGAGCGTGGCGTGAAGGTGATTAAGTTTAAGTCGAGTGAGAAGGCAAAGGATCCAATCAGTTACTTCAATCGGCGCGATGAGGTGTATCACAAGGCGTCCGTTGCCATGAAGGCTGGGCTTATTTCGATGGATGATGATTATACGTTGCAACGACAGCTGAATGCAACGAAGTATAAGAAGGACAATGGTCGTATATATATCACGTCGAAGGAGGAAGTGAAGGAAATCGTGAAGTCCTCACCTGACAGGGCAGATGCGTGGGTTCTAATTCAAGATGCACTCACACTCACGCATTCAAGGCATGAGGTTGAGCAGAGCGAACAGTTCCGTAAAATAAAGTACGTTCAGGAAATAAGATCGGGGGATGAGTATGGGGATTGGGGTGACACACTTGACTGATGCACCAAAGAAAAAAAAAGAACAGTGGAAGAAGATTCCGATAGGGGAGATTAGACCAGATCCATTCTTTGACTCCTACCAAGAAGAAAGACTTATTTGTTCTGATATACTAGATAGAATAGGGATATTAGAGATTAATAATATTACCCTGACGTTCAATAAACAGTTCTTGAGAAAAATTATTCACTCGCATATTCAGTTCATTAAATATATGAGAACCCATTAATGCCAACAGACATTGAGCCTCAAGAAAAGACGGATAAGATTTCAATTCCCGGCTCAGAGCGGTACGAGTTCATTAAGGATCTTGCGGCGAAGGTTAGGCAAGACGATAAGGATCGGCAAGTCTGGAAAGATAAGCAGGTTGTTGCGTATAACTCGCGTATGGGTCTGCGTAAGCGCACGAATCGGCCATATCCAGGAGCGTCCGAAGTTCCCATCCCCATCACGGATAAGTTCATCACGAAGCTCAAGTCCATGTTTGTTTCAGTTGCGACGCTCATGAAGAAACAGATTGTCGTGACGATTGATGATGGGGAAGCGATTACACCTGAGACGAAGGCAAGTGCTGAGCGCATTGAGAGGGCGTTGAACAACCTCGTGCGCAAGCGCGACTTTGGATGGGCCAAGAAAGTAACGCTCTTCGTGGATTATTTCCTTGAAAATGGACACGCGATCTTCAAGGTCATTGAGAAGTTCTTCAGTAAGACGATTAATCGAACCATCGACATTGATGATAATTATACGGCTGAAGAGATCAAGTACTTGAAGAGCCTTAAGCGCGAAGAGCTTCAGATGATCTTGGCGCAACGTGAAGAGATGGACATTGACGATGAGGATGATTTAAAGGAACTCAACAAGGCCATTGATCAGTTTAAGGCTGGAAAGAAAACGCTCAAGTTCACGAAGAAAGAGATCTATTCTGAGCCAACGGTTATACCGGAGCGTGGACTGCGCATTATTGTGCCTTCAAGCGGTACGGAACTTCAACGATTACCGCGCATCTGTCACGATATGTGGATGACGTATCAGGAACTTCGTGATAAAGCGGCGAAGGGGATTTACTCAAAGGACACGGTTGATGCGCTGAATGATGCGGGTGGTACGAATGATGATGGGCTGACGAATACGTCGTGGGCTTTGTCTGAGGGAGTCTCAACGCTTGACACGAAGTCGGGCTTGTTTAACGTGCGGGAGACACAGGCGTATTACAAAAATGAGAAGTGGGTATTTACTTGGATTGAGCAGTATGGGGAAGTGAGTGATTCAAAGGATGCGCCGAGGGACATTAAGGTGCTTCAGGAACTTAAGCTTCCATACGATCACGGAATGTGGACGTATGTCAAACATGACTATGAGCTGAAGAACACGCGGTGGTATTCAAGCAGGGGCGTTCCTGAAAAGATTCGCGGACTACACCAGACCATTGAGAAGATGTATAACGCCCGACTCATTCGTGACGAGCTGAATAACGCACCCATGTGGCGCGTGTCGAAGCAACTGGGGATGGCTGGTGATGAGATTAGAATGCGTCCAGGTCAAGTGATTCAGGGAGAACCTGGCGAAGTTGAGATGCTGAATAAAGGGATTACGACTGACGTTAGCTCTGAGCGCCTTGAGCAACAGGCAAAGGCGTATGCAGAAGAATACTTGTCCATAACTGACTTTTCCAACCAATCGGCTGTCAACCAAGGATCCGCTAGAACCGCTACTGAAATTCAAGCCATAAATCAAGCCTCGACCCGCCAAGTCAATATGGACATTTCTTTATTCCTAGATACATTGAGTGAAGTGGCGAACCATATGTACCTCATCGTGAAGCAGAACGTGACGAAGCCGACAAAGATCGGTGGAGTGGTGTTGCGTCCAGAGGATTTTCTCGTGAAGGTAGTCGTGAGCTGGAGTGGCTCGCTTGATGCGACGGACGCGCAGTTACAGATGGCAAAGGCTCAGCAACGCATGGCACTTGTGATGCAGTATGGGCAACCTGTCGGTGTGGTCACGCCCACGAACGTGTACAACATGCTTCAGGACTACATCGATAAGGATCCTGATGTTGATGTTTCGAGCAGGTTCATCACGACACCTGAAGACGTACAGCTCAGTGAGCTTGAGGAACAGCAGAGTGAGATTATCCGCATGATGAATGGATTTGATGTGCCAGTGTCACCCGACGACAACGATGCGATTCATCTTGCAGTTATGGAAGAGTACGCAAGCTCTCCGCAAGGTTCTCAATTACTACAAAGCAACCAAGGATTTGCCAATCTCTTTGAGAAGCATATCCAAATTCACATCCAATCGGAGCAGATGAAAAATGGAATCCAAGCCCAAAAAGCGGCGGGTTCGCAAGGTGCGCTCGGAGATCCCCGCGCTCGGCGAGTCGCACAGTCCGCAAGATAAGTCGTTTGAGTTTCTGATCAATCTCAATGGATCGCTCGTTGAGAATCTGTACGAGTCTCAGGTTTGGAAAGAGATTGTACTCCCGCTTATTCAAGAGATGGTTGCCTCCGTGTCTGGAAGGTTCTCTTGCAATCGATTCTATAAAGGAACGCTTACCCGCAATGAGACAACTATGTCGCTTGATAAGCTTAGCGGGTATCAGCTTGCACTTGAGGAATTCACTAATCGTCTTAACGATTTCGTTTTAGAGAAGAGTAAGTTGAAGGATAAGAAGAAGGAAGAGGAAGCAACGAAGGATGCGCCTTACTACAACCCATTCATGGAGAGTTTAGATGAAGAAGAGTGACTCTATTTCGATTATTAAGAAACTCATGGCAACGAAGGCTAGGAATAAGGAGCCTCGTAATCTGAATCAGATGATTACAGAGGAAATGCACAGACCAATTACTCAACGCGATATGCGCCAGGAGTCAATGGATATGGGTGCGCATGGAGCACGAGAATACTTTGGAGGAGGCGACGATGGGCGGACAGTTTGATAACGAGACTTCGATTAAGAACTTTGAGTGGCACAGGGAGCGTGTGCTAAGAGAGAAGAAAAAGAGAGTCGCCGAAAGTAGTAATCGGGTTGATTTCAACATAAGAGCCATTGAGAAAAATCACGGTGAAAAGGCCGCTCGTGAAATGCTTCGTGAGTTTAATTCAAAGGCTAAGTCTGGAAAGAAGCTGTACTTCACATGATTCCAAAGAAGTTAGTTGATGAGATTAATCGGTGGATCGCTGAAGGGCGTTACGGAAACTTGCAGATTAACTTTGCAGGTGGGAAGATCCTTAACGTGAACCGAGTTGAGTCCATCAAGATAGATATGATTATTTCTAATGATTCTCATGTAAGTTCTACACTTAGTAAAGAAGTTTCACCGAAGTAAAAATATATAATTAAACCATAGACCCCTAAGTCTTAAAACCAGAGTAATAGTCGTCTCGGAAGACTATAAATTCCTTGGGAGATAATATGGCAGATGAAGTCAAGGCCCCTGAAGCACCTGTTGTGGAAACACCGAAAGCTTCTGATGATGAACCGATCATTGACAATCGTCGTACTGAAATAGAGAAGCTCGTAAATGCTGAGAATAATGTTATCGAGGCATCTTCTGAGGTTCCTGAGGTTCTTAAGAAAGAAGAGCCAAAGATTGAAGAAGATCCTGTTGATCGAGTTAAAAAATCCGTTCAAAAGCGAATCGATAAAGTTATTGCTCAGAAGAAGTCAATCGAAGAAGAGCTTGCTGAGACTAAGGCTGAATTAGAACGCCTCAAGGCTCATCCTGAAACTAAAGCAGAGCCTGCTCAAAAAGATGATACGCCTCCTACTCCTGAACAGGTTGAGGCTTACATCGTCAAGATGCGCGAAGAGGGCAACGTGAAGGAAGAAGTTGCCGCGATGCGCTACCTTGTGAAGCTTGAAAAGGAACTTGCGCTTAAAGAGGTTCGGGAAGAGCAAACGAAGGTTAAGTCTGAGACGGATAAAGTTAAGGCTAAGCAACTAGAAGACTGGACTTATCTTCAAAAGGATTACATCGCCTATGACGCTGATGGGAAACCTGATGCAACAAGCGACTTAACCCTTGCGAACGAAAAGGGACTTCTCTATAAGACCGCCATGTCACTCTTTAACGATAAAGAACTCCACAAGGATTTCTATAACGATACGGATGTGATTCGTGGCTTTCGTCGTGCAGTATCAGACGCTTATCGTGAACTTCATCAACAAGGTATTGTAAATAAAACTCCCAAGGCGGATGCAATTATACCGGAGAAGAAACCTCGCGCAATTCTCGCTGATCCTAGCGCAGACTCGGCCGAGGAAGACTCGACTCCATCTAATTCAAACAGCCTCTCTGATGCCGAAAAGGTAAGAGAAGAATTAAAAGCTAGGACTCGCAACCGATTTAAACGGTAGAGTTCTTTAAATTTGAGGTATTAACATGGGACAGCAAGTATTTGCGACAAATTCGCTCGGCGGATTTTTCACAAACAATCAGCTGTCTGCTCAAGTTCGGTACAAGGCTCAGACGCTCCAGAAGTTTCGCCAGTTTTGCGATATGGAAGCGGCGGCTGGAACCAACCGTGGAAATAAGGTTTTCTTTGATAAGATCTCCAATATTTCTACAGCTGGTGGTACGCTCGTTGAGACAGACACGATTCCGAAACGTAACTACACCATCACACAGGGAACTCTGACAATTACTGAGTACGGGAACTCGATTCCTTTTACGCAGAAACTGAAGAGCCTGTCTGATATTCAGGTTCCTGAAACAATTCGTACAGTGTTGATGAACGATATGCGCGTTGTTCTTGATTCTGCGGCCGCGACCCAGTTCATGACAAACGACTATATCGCTACTATTACAAACACAGCCACAACTACGTTCGGAACTGCCGGACTTGCTCTCGCCACAGCTGGCGCGAATATGTCTGACAAGAACGTGCGTGATATTGTGGATCGTATGAAGATTCTTCTCATTCCTAAACGGGAAGATGATAATTATGTGTGCGTGGCTTCCACGAATTCGATTCGCGGACTCTACGACTTCTTTGAAGCGAAAGCCTCTCAGACGACCATCGATCCTCTCTATCGGGGTGAAGTTGGCCGTTACTATGGTTGCCGTTTCGTAGAAGAAACTAACTTCCTTAGCAACTCAGATGGCTCCAATGGTCTTTATGGAGAAGCTTGCTTCTTCGGAGCTGATGCAGTTCGCGAAGGTATCGCAATTCCCGAAGAGATTCGCGTGGGCATCCCAGCGGACTACGGGCGGGATCAGGGTATCGCATGGTACGCTCTTCTCGGTTTTCAACAGACTTGGGATTTCTCGACTGACGGTCAGACGAGAATCATCACGGTCAATTCACTCTAAGGAAGGAGGATAACATGGCTACTGGATCAAAAGGCGGTCGTAGTTATTCCGACCCTTCTTACGGGTCGATGAAGACACTTAGTTTTGGGCCTATCACTGCCGGAACTAGGGCAACAGCTATTGTTGATGGATTTAATGCAATGAATCCAATCACAATCGTTGACTGGGAAATGTCGAATAGCACACTTGGGACAGGCGGTTCGTCTCAGTGGGTGCTTGCGTCAACATCAGCCAATGGAACAAGCGCGTTGGGTACGATTATTTTTGTCGGAACTCATGCGGCTGGTGCAGTTGTTGATGGAAGTGTTGCAACTGAGGTTACGATTCCGACAGGTGGCGCGTTGCACCTTTATTCGGTTCTTAGCACAGCGGCAGGACTTACATTGTCTGCAAAAGTAAGTTACCGTGAGGCTTTTGACGCTTCAGATAACTAGAATTAGTGGATGAGGGGGGTGGCAAAACCATCCCCCAAATCTATGCTGGAATAACTCAGTTGGTAGAGTAGCTGTTTTGTAAACAGCCTGTCGGGGGTTCGAATCCCTCTTCCAGCTCCATACATCATTAACCTCAAAAAGAGAACTGAATGTATACAACCGTAAAAGAATGCAGAGTTTGTAAGTCTACGAAGTTAGTTCCCTACCTAGATCTTGGAAATACCCCTCTTGCAAATGCGCTCCTAGATCAACCCTGCGATAGTTATGAGGCGTATCCTCTTAAGGTGCTGTTTTGTGAAGAGTGCGCTCTGTCTCAGCTAAGTATTGTGGTTGATCCCATTATTCTGTACTCAAACTACAAATATCACTCCTCCGTGTCCTCTACGTTTAAGGAACACTGCAAGAATATGGCGATAGATATTAAGGCTCTTTTTGATTCTTGGGTTGACCCGATGGTCTTAGACATTGCGTCAAATGACGGGTGCTTGCTTGAGCAGTTTAAGGCGCAGGGTTACTATGTCATGGGCATTGAGCCATGCAAAGAGCTTGCGGATGAGGCGAATGCAAAGAATATCCCAACAATTAATGATTTCTTTAATGAGGATTCGGCTAAGAGGATTCCTGCACTTGACGTAATCACGGCGACTAATGTGTTTGCGCATGTTGAGGATGTGAGGGGGTTTTTAAATCTTGCAAAGTCGAAGCTTCGTGAAATAAGCAAAGGATTCATCGTCATAGAGGTTCCTTACCTTGTGAACCTCATTAACGATAATCAGTTTGACACGGTATACCATGAGCATTTGTCATACTTCCTTCTTAAACCGCTTATGAGTTTATTTAAAGAATGTGACATGGAAATCTTCAAGGTTGAGGAGCATCCCATACACGGTGGATCTCTTAGGGTATATGGGT